TGAATTGAGCCCGCTTTTCGTAAAGTCAGTATGCCAGTGAAGGGATTTGTAGCAGTTAATACCGCTTGCGAATATCCGTATCTCTTTTGAGTTGTTGGGTCAATAGTATCTTTGTCAATAATGTCACCGCCGATACTGATAACTCTATCTTCAATGATCTCACTGTTTAATGGTGTCAATCCACCGGGAACACCTGGTACAGCTACGTAAAAAGGAGGAGGCAAAGGATTGCTTGCACTCCAATTACCGGCCAGTTTTACATACCAATTAGTGGCATCTTCTGTAATCGATTCAATAAATAGTTTTTGACTAGTGGCCGGATCTGTTAACTTGTCACTACGCATTGAACCGGCATAGCGCCAGCCTGCCCAATGCATGCCCATCTCTTTGTTCTTGGTAGGAAAGCCAACAAAAGTACCAGAGATAATAGGGGCCGGATTGGCTACTGAGCTTGGTGTCCCAGAAGGTACAGGAATCTGGTAGTTAAACGGATAGACGTAGCTGTTATCGTAAAAACTTGCTGTGGCAATCTCATAGCCACGTCTCCAGCGAGACCAAGCCGACTCTCTGTTTGCAGCGTAAATTGAATCAGGTACAGAACCTACAGAAAACTCTGTAGTTATTGGTTTGACTGCTGCAAATGCAACAGATTTCATCTGGTTGAAACTACCAAAAGAGCTTCCACTCTTTTTGGCCATAATTAGAAGAAGCCGCCTTGCGCGATAACGTGGGCACCTGGTGTATAACCAGAAATGTTTGGACCGTCTGGGAATACCCCCACATAAAGACGGTCACCTCGTTCCAGGTAGATCCCTTTGTTACGCAAAGGAACTCCCTCGGCTAAGCCACTTGCGTTTCCTGCGCTAACAACAGGCGTTGCAAGTTCGGGAAGCACGTCTGTGCAATCAACTTTCTGTGTATTAGCTGGAACTTGTTTTGCAAAAATAATGCGGTAATCACCAGATGCGGGGATTGGGTTGGTCGTGCCACGAGTCTGGTAAACCACGAAGGTCACTGCTGGCTGATAACCGTAAGCAACGCCTTGGTACGAAAAACCAGTGGTTGTTCCACCAGAGTAAATAAGCGCTGTATTTACACCTGTCAGTGCAGTTGCACCTGTATAAGTGTAATAACCGTAGCCGCTTTGAGCTGCAGTTCCCAGAACACCAGTGTTAGATATAAAAACAGTCTGTCCACTCACCAAAGAAATAACAGTGCCTGACGTGCCGCTGGATACAGTGTAATCAGCAGCACGATAATAATCGTTCCGTACGATGGTAATCGAATCGACAACTCCGCCATTATTGTTGTCTTCTTCTAAACCTGCATCCATATCTACAAGGATGGAAGGAGCTTGTCCACCTTGTACAAAAAGCGTATTTGTAGAAGCACTACCTACCGTCTGCGTCGTTACACGTACGGTATCAAGTAAAGGGCGATCAACCAGCAGGGGCTGTTTGTTAGTAGATGTCGAACTCAAGGCGGACATAAAACCCTACCTTTCGTTTGGTAGGGTCCCCAAAAACTTCTTTTATTCTAACGGTATTTATTCAAGTGTGCTAAGCGCATCTAAATAAGGAGATCTAGGGGCAAGCTGATAAACACCGATGTCCATTGGTACAGAGGTATTCTGCATTGCAGTAGCGAACGATGGGATAGTAGAAGCCATACCAGCTCCTAATGTTTGCCCCATCAAGCCTTTCTTGAATGCATCCAGGAGAAGACTTGCTGTTTGACTTTGTGAGTCAGCTGCCTGCGGTTCTGCGCCATAGGCTTCAAGCTTGGGAAGAAAACCCCGTGCAGCTTGCATGCGCCTTTCGTCTTTAGGAATTCCAGCACGTTCGTAATCGCGACGGAAAACCAAAGCAGCTTGCTCTGGAGACTTTGCTTGACGCAAGGATTCTGCAGCACGTTTTTCAGGACCTTCTAATTCATAAATAAGAAAATCTGCCTGCAGTGCTGGATCGCCAGGATCCATCTTGCGTTGTTTAGCAAAATTGACCAGGGCATTTTGCCGACCTCCTGTCCATTGCGCCAAACCAAATCCACCAACGCCAAGAGGTGCGCCAACCTTTCCACCTTCGTTGATGCGAGGATTCAAAGAAGACTCTTGGCTGAAATTACCAAGAATACCTGCAATTTGAGCGTTGGTAAAATTCTTTTGCCGAAGCCTTCCGGCAACAATTTGTGCAACAGATGGTAAAGACATTTTATTTACTTCCTTATTCTCCTACCCAATTTGAACTTGCCTTGAGACCGGGAATAAAAACGGTTTGTAGCGCCAGGGTTGTGGCTAGGTACGTGGCAAAGTTTTTAACAAATTTAGGGCAGAGAATCATCGTTTTAAAGCAACAACACTGGCCTCCGTGAATCAAAAGATTCGTGTCCAGCAGGTTGGGCTTACATGCTAAGCAATGCCAAAGATATCACTGGGCCTGTGTTTGGTTCAGTAATGCTTGAAACTTTTTGCGCATTTCGGGATCAACTTCAAGCCCTTTCGCACCATAGGTTTCAGTAGGTGCTATGGACTGGACGGCAGGCAAGCCTTGGGGCGCATTGACGCCAGGAGGTGGAGTCATCATAATCTGCTGTGGCATCTGATAACCATAACCTTCCGCAACAGCTTGCCCTGCCAGGGTTCCTTGAATGACATCGTAACCTGCCTGACCAGGTTTTACTTTTGCGGCAAGCGTGGGGTTGCGCTGAGCCCAGATCTGCATGCCGATATCTTCCGCTGACTGAACTTGCTCTTGTGTTGCGCCAGGAGCTACAGCTTTAAGACGGGCTGCCTCATAGCGTTGTAACTCAGGATCTTGCGCTGTAAGCTGTGCTACACGAGATTTCTCTTGTTGATATGCACGCTCTTCCTGGGGAGTAGTAAATCCAGGTGTACTTGCTGCCAACCCAGCATTTAAGGAACTACCCATATTTCCACCGCCAATCCCACCTCCTGCACTGGGTCCACCAGCAGCGCGAGCGGCTGCACTCAAACGAAGCTCTGCATCTCGATAAGATTCACCTGTCTTGTCTTCAGGGGGAATGGAGCCTACTCGCCTATCTGGGGTAGCCATTAAGCCTAATCCCTGCAGTTGCTGTTGCGCGTATTGACTTCCACGCCGTAAGGGATCAAGCGCAGCACCGGAAAAACCTGCCATTCCAGCGCCAGCAACAGGCACAATCCCTCTTAAGGATTGGATATTGCGCGTAGCCGGAGCTTGTATTACCGATCCACCGAAACGACTAAAGAAGGCGGGTACTTGATTCAAGGGATCAAAACCTGCACTGCGAGCTGCTTGCGGTAAACGAGCTGCTGCTTTAGGGGCTTGCTGAATAACAGATCCGCCAAAACGACTTGCTGCGGCGGGAATAGCATTAAGGATGTTAAGTAAAGACATTAGCGCCAAACCTCGTGTAAATAAAGACGTGAACCAACAGCTGTGTCGGCAGGACCAGGTAATGCCTGGATGAATTCAGCACCAGAGCGTTCGTAACGATAACGAGCCTGGAATGGATCCTTGTAGTTAGGGACGTAAAGGATACCGGCTAAACGATTGGTTTCGTAGAGATAAATCTCATCCCAAACCTTTAATGCTTCTTTGGCATTACTGGAGCGAATCGTACGGTCAACATCGCCAGCAATATTTTCAATACGAGTAGAAGGAGAAGTTGCAACCTCGGTCTTTTTCTCGGCAGTATCACAACGGCCAATCTGAATCGCGATCTTATCGTAAAAATAAGAATCTGGAACAGTATTCATGGCCTCTTCCAAACGGGCATAGTCGCCCGCCGGAATCGATACAGTGAAATATCCAAGATGATATCTCACTCTGCTTTTGTCAAAGTCAGAAAGCTGCACTTCAACTACTCAATATTTTTTTATTATAGCCGTTTAGATCTTTGTTAATTAAGCCTCTAACTCTTCGTAGGGACTGGGCTCGGCAAGATAACGAGCAAGGACAGGGGATTTTTGGGGTGAAAGCACAGAGGATAAAACTTGTTGCTTAATTCGATCAACCGGCTTTACTTCTTTTTCTTTATTGACACCCAAACCAAGAAGATACATCTGGAGCATGCTATTGGCTAACGCATTTGGATCTTCTTTGTTACCCGTGGTCTGACCTGCTTGTGCCTGCTGTCCTAGTTCGGCAACAACAAGTTCTGATTCTTTTTCTGGTCTACTAATGTCACCATGACCAACTTTAAAAACAACTTCACCTTTGGGATTCAATACTTCAGAAAAATACCCATAGCCACCGCCAGATGAACTACGGATCTTTCCTCCGGGAATACCTGGTGCGTAGATCGATGCACCTTCTACGGCACCTTGATCAAAACGCGTCTTGCCTTTGAGGGGAACATAGAAGTCGAGTGAGTTCCAACCAGGGTGCATTGAATGGCTGTGTGCATTTACCGCCTGGTTATATAACTTTACTTTATCGTCAAAATTTGCTGCGGGGTTCCAGCGCATTCCCGCAACACTCGCATTGGAGAATTCTACCTCGCGACCATGTGATTGATACTGTCTAACTAGAGTATCAAAAGCTTTGACCTGCTCTCCAATAGGCAACGATTGTCTTGCCTTGAGATCAATATGAAATGGAGATGATCCTCCTATTTTTTCTGCGGGTCCAGTAAATCCGCGCCTCTGTGGAATATAAGACATTTTATTTTTATTTTAAAATGAAAAACCCCTGGTATTCCAGGGGCTTGCTATGTCAATGAGTAATCAAACCCTTACCAGATCAGCAGCAAACACTGCATCCCAATCAACGCGTTTAACTTGCTTTAGTTGCTCAAGATTATTAAATCTCTCACCCGATAAGGACATCTGCAGGTCTTTAATCTCTCGAGCAGTTTTCAATCCAATACCTTTGATGTGATCTGCGATCATTTGCGCAGTCGCGGTATTGATGTTTAAACGTGCATCGGGAGGGAATGTGCGCGGCTCTTCCTTGGCTGCTTTATCTTTTACCTGAAGAGTTTTTACCGTTTTGGTTGCAACCTCATCAGGGCAGAGTTCGGTTTTATAAGCGGTGAAAAGGCGACCGTCTTGGTCTTCAACCATATACCAGTCGCCGTTGTCCCATTCGCTTACAACTTTAACTCTCGCACCAGTTTTTTTGTGCTGATAAAGCATTGAGGGAGTAACTGTCATGAGACCAGATAAAATACCTGGTCTCAGTTTAGCTTACTCAGCTAACAGTGCGGCCTGTCAGATAGCCATCGATATCTTCGTAACCAGGTGCAATGTCGGGCTGGATGTAGCAGCACTCAACAACCAGGTAACCAGTACGACCACCAGTCGCATCACCACTGGAGATGTAGAAACCACCAGAAGTAGCAGTGCTATTAGCAGTTTCCTTAGCGAACACCTTCAGGGTGGTGGCAGCGGTAGCGGAGTAGTACACGTTACCGGCAGTAACACCAGCAGCACCGGAGGCAATCAGGAAAGGATTGGCGCTATAACCAGCGGAGCCAGCGGCGAAGAAGATTTCACCAGCCTGGGAGCCAGACACGGTAGATGTCAGGTTTGCTTGGATAACAGCTTCACCGATACCAGAAGCAGCGGTGGGGCTACCAGCATTGCTGCGACCAAAGGAAATCACGTTACCGGTGGCGGCATACACACCAGAAGCAACGCGACCATCACCCCAGCCAGAAGCAACGGAGATGGTGGAGCGGTACACATAAGCAGGCAGGGTGCTGCTGCCAGAGATCACCATGCCGGTGATGTCGGGGCGAGTGTCGTCCTGGCGATAAGGCGAAGGAACGATCACGTCAGCTGCGGCAACCGGACCCGAACCAGAGGTGGCGGTCACAGGGACGTAGCCACGCTGCTGGAAATAACGGTAGCCAGGGATAGCCAGCACAGAAGTGGGGCCGCCCTTGGAGCCGTCAACGGAGCCGCTGTCGTCGGTATCAATGTTCTTGTACCAACCGTTCAGGGGTTCTGCCCAGTTACCTGGGTAGATTTTTTTAGCGGACAAATAGGTCATTTATCTTTTCCTATGTTGTGTGTTTATGGTTAATTATCAAACAGTGCCGTCATCTTGGACGAAGCTGAATGCGGTGGTCACGAAGTCCTTATTGAGGATTTCGAAACCAGCGTACAGTTGCCAGATCAGGATGATGAAGCGGCTGAAGTCATCGTTGTTGTTGATGAGCACCTGAGCGTTAGGACCGCCGATGCCAACACCAATCGACTGAGGACCGAAGAAGTAACCTTGGGCCACTTCACGGGAAGCGTAGCTAGAGCCGTTATCGAACGAAGCGCTAACGTTCTTGGTCGGGAAGTTAGTCGACTCGAAGAACTTCACACCTTCGAACTGAACGCCGGTAGGCATCACAGGTTCGCCAGCCAGGAAGTAACCTTGACCAGCTTGGGGACCCATGTAGAAGCTGGCGTTGTTAGGCATCATGGGGTTGCCCATGTACATGCCTTGGCCAGGGTTGCCAGCGTAACGAGCGATCTCACGGAAGTCAGGATCACGACGCAGGTGCATCATGAAGGTAGGATCGCAGATGCAACGATACAGACCATCGGAGAAGGTGGGGACGTTACGCTTACGCAGGTCCTTCACCACCGTCAGAAGGTCAGTACGCACCTGGAACTGCTGAACTTCGTTGCCGTATTCAGTAGAGGTGTAGCTAACTTGACCGGAAGAATTCTTGGTTTTACCACCAGCGAAGTAGTAACCGCCTTGGGTGGTAGATGCTGCACCATTGGCTTCAGCTTTAGCGAGTTCATCAAGGAACACGCGGTCACGCCAACGGCGATAGTCGTCAAGCAGAGTCAAACTGCCGATCGACTGGTGGAACATGTTGAGGTTACCGGTATCCAGCAGCAGACGCTGGGCGGTAATCAGGGTTTCACGAGCAATCTTGAAGGTCGAAGGCTGGGTCGGATCACCCGGATCTGCAGGACCAGTGTATTCCTTAAGCACCACCAGGACTTTCTCCTTGGTGATGTTACGGCTATTGGCAGTACCAATGGTCTGGTCAGCGATACGCTCACGGCTGTCCTTCGTACCAGGGGTACCCCAGAACTTGTAGCGATCTAACTGAACAGTTTGACCGGGCTGACGAGTGAAGTCGTGAACAACCACTGGCTCGACGGCCATTTCGGAAATGTAAGCAGGGTGGGGACGATAAAGTTCCGCACCAAGAATCTTTGGAAAATCGTTCTCCTGGTCTCTAGTTTCTTAGAGGGGTGGACTATCTCTTCATCCCTGTGGGATGCCGGACGCTAAATCTGGTATTACGTAACAAGATCGTGTTACACCCAGTAGTCTCTGCACCTTCCAATCACGGCTTGATTGGCTTGGCTCAGGATTACCCTCGTCTTTACGTTAGGGCTTCCCTGAATTCATCCGGTTTGCACCCATCGATTGCTCGGTGGGGTGACAACGTTGAGCGTTCAGTTGAGGCATGCTATGCTTTGGAAAGCTGTTTATGAACAACATGGATCCAAAACTTGTTCCTGGATTTGGTAATCTTTACTTAACGGAAGAGGGAAAAGCTTTTGAAAAACAACTTGATCCCGATGATCAAGAATATTTTCAAGAGATCCCTATTCGTTCGACCAGTGTTTACAACCGTATTTCAGTTCTTGTAGATGGGAAGAGAAAGCGTTTTCATCTTCATGTCTTGATGGCAGTTGCTTTCTTAGGATTGGATCTGCGTTCGCATGGAACCAGTAACTTTTCCTTACAAGTTGATCACAAAGATAATGACAAGAGGAATAATCGACTTGACAATCTAGAGATCGTTACCAAACAAGAGAACTTAACAAGAGCCTGGAAGAGCGGTTGTTATAAAAACAATGGCTTTGCCAGTAAAGGAGCACCGAAGAAATCTTTGAGAAAATTTTCTTCGGAGGATGTGGCTCAGATTAAAGCTTTAAAAGAAGCGGGACTTTCTTATCGAAAGATTGCTGAAAAGTTTAACTGTAACCACGGAGCTATTTACCAAATCTTGAAGGGCTATACCTACCAGGATCTGAACTAGCTATCAATAAACACCTTGGTTTATCCTCCAGTGTCGATGTTTTTATCGGGTGAAAGATAAAGACATTTACGTCTTATCTAACACAAATTTTAGCAGGTAGTGAACTTAGATGTCACATGTACTGCGTGGATGCATACGGAGTTACACCGTATTTGGCACTCGCAGTGTTGCTAGACCCAGGGGATTCTGGATCAATTGCACCGCCTTGACCAAAACCTGGTAAACCAATGGAGTTAGCAGCAGTGCCCAAGGCGAGACCGCCTGCACCTGCGGCAAGCGTAGTAGCAGGAACAAGTCCTGCGGCAAAAGCTGGTTTTGCTGCTGCCTGAAGGGATGCGGGTAACCCAAGCAAACCGGTTCGCGCAACATTGCCCACAGTCTGTGGAGAATATAAAGTTGCAGACTGGCCGCGACTCATGTACTCAGGACTATTGACAATAGCCTGTTCAACGCGATTACGAATTGATTTACCAGACTTACCAACTCCTTTGTCTAATCCTTTTGAGATAAGACCAGGAATAGTATCGCTATATTTACCAGCGAGCTTGGTTGCGCCGACCAAACCACCATAAGCGCCAAGACCACCAGCAGCCGCAGCAAGAGCAGCAGATCCGGGATCTTCACCTTGAGAAAGGGCATACCCACCAACGCCTAAAGCAGCGGCAGCAGGTACACCGTATTTAAGAGCGCCACGCATGGCCTCACTCCATCACAAACAGTTTGTTGGCAACAACTTGAGGCTGAGCTTGGTTCAGGAGACGCCAGGCTTGTGCAGGATCCACATCCATTTGTTGCTTGAAGCTGCCCCAGAAGTTCTCAGGTTGCTGAGGAGCGGAAGCAGCAGGAGGTGCAGGGAATTGGCCCATATAGTTCTGGATCGATTCCGTAGGATAACCACGGGTTTCCAGTTGGGACTCATCCTCATACACAGGGTACGGACCTTCAGGACCAAAGAACTTCAGCGTGTAATCGCTGAGTACATCAGGATTGGTCAGGATTTCGTTGTAAGCCAGGTTCTCTTGGTGCTCGGCAACAGAGAAATCGGCATAACGATGAAGGACCTCTTGTGCTTTGCTGCCCCAGGCAACAGCACTGTCAAGCATGGCTTCCAGTTGGAGGCCGTAGTTATTTAGAATTGCGGGTGCTTCTACCCCGTACGCGCTTACCACTTGACGCGTTTCCGGGCTCCACTCGAGGAGATTCGCCACGTCCTCCAAGGATTGAACCGAGTAGGTTTGGGAAGAGTTGGGCGAGGAGATCT